TATGTGGCAAAAGTAATATCACATCTTGACGGTAGAAGATCCGGAGCACTACAAGTTCAACTATTAAAAACCGCAACAGCTGGCGGAGCAGAAAAAGAACTTGGCGAACTACATACAGTACGTTATTGTATGCCATTTTACGGAGTGACGGATGTAGCTAGTAACCGTAATGATAATTTTTATTCTAGCTCACAACAAAGTTATGGCTTTTGGGCAGTACCGCCTGATCCAGGGACTAAAGTTTTGGTTATATTTGCTGAAGGAAAAATAAATCAAGGTTATTGGATTGGTTGTATACAAGATGAATTTATGAACTTTATGGTGCCTGGAGGTTATCCTACAGCAAAAAGTGAATATGTAATTCAAGAAACGTTGACAGATGAATATAAAAACAAACCATTACCTACTGGAGAATACAATAAAGTTTTAAGTGATCGTAAAGGCAATAATCCTGATAAATTTTTAAAGCCACACAATCCGTTAATGGCAACAATACTTTCAGCACAAGGACTTCTTACTGATCCTGTGCGTGGGCTTACAAGTAGTTCTGGTAGAAGAGATATTCCTAGCACAGTATTTGGTTGGAACACACCAGGACCTTTAGACAAACGTGACGGCGCACCAAAAGGAAAGTACGGACCAAAATCTTCTCAAGTAGATTATTTTAGAAGTAGATTGGGAGGAAGTGCTTTTGTAATGGATGACGGAGATCCGACAATACTTAGATCCGGACTTCCACAAGATACAGGATCTAATTATTTTGATGTTGAAACAAGTCCAGATAAATTTAAAGAATCTGACCCAAGACTGCTGTTCAACGAACACGTAAAACTAAGAACTAGAACTGGTCATCAAATTCTTTTACATAATTCGGAAGATTTAATTTATATAGGAAATGCCAGAGGTAGTGCTTGGTTAGAACTTACAAGTAACGGCAAAATTGACATATACACCGATGATAGTATAAGTGTTAGATCAGCAAATGATATTAACATGCACAGTGACAGAGATATCAACTTTAGTGCGTCTCGTAATGTTAATATAAATGCTGGATTAGACATGAAAACTACTGTTGTTAGAAATAGTGATACTAGAATAGGTGTAGACAGCAAAGTAGATATAGCTGTAAATTATGATGAATTTATAGGTGTTAACAAGAGAGTATTCATTGGAGCAGATCAAGATCATCAAATTAAAGGCACTGACAGAACTACTATAGACGGTGACTATAATTTACAAGTTGGTATTGACGGACATATTGCTATTAATGCTAATTTCCATAGTAAAGTATTTGGAGATTATAGACAAACAGTAAACGGAGCGTTTAATTTAAACACTACTGGAGATAATAAACTGACTAGTGGTGCTACCACTCAAATCAAAAGCACAACAAATAATAAATTAGATGCTGGTGTTGATACAGAAATACTTTCAGGAACAAATCATTTAGAAACAGCTGGTAACCACATACATATGAACAGCACAATACCTGCTACAGCAAGTGATAGTGCTGATTCTATAGGAGATACATTTGTAAATCCTGTATCCAATGCGGCAGTTGATGAATCTGATCAAGTTTTAGATAAAGACGGCACAGCAATTGACGGATTGCGTGTCACAGCAGATGCGCAGAAAGCACTAGTAGCTGAATATGCTCTATTCCCTAGACGTGTTCCTCGAAGAGAGCCTTGGGCAGAACACGAAAATTTAAATCCGTCAGCACATTTTCCTAGCTTGACAGAAGCTATACAAGCACCTCCAGAAGCAGTTAGAAATATTCCTGTCCTAATTAACAGCGAAAAAGACCAACCACAAGTTACTGAGACTTCTGGACCTGTAATTGCTAATAGTCCGGCAGGTAAAGATAATCCACAAGTGGTAGTACCAGGACAAACTGGCCCTTCAGGAGGCAATCAGCCAGCGCACCCTGTTGAAGTAGATAGCATGAAGAGGTATTTTTTAAGTGAACTAATGTCAGCACTAGGACTTAAAATTAAAGATCCTGACGGTACTCCTATAAATGCTCATGCTATAGCTATGGCAATGGCACAAGTTGAAGCAGAATGTGGATTTAAACCTAGAACAGAAAGTATGAATTATACAGCCTCTAGACTAAGAGCAGTATTTCCAAGTAGAGTAAAATCTGCGCAATTTGCTAACGACCTTGTTGCGGCAGGACAAGCGGCTATAGGTAATACGCTATATGGAGGACGTTACGGCAATGCTCAAGACGAAGGGTACAAATATAGAGGTAGAGGATTAATTCAAATCACATTCAAAGCAAATTATGAGAAATACGGAGGATTAGCTGGAGTGGATATTGTAAACAATCCTGAAATGGCAAATGATCCAGAAGTAGCAACAAAAGTAGCAGTAGCATATTTAAAAAGTAAAAGTATTCCTTGGGATTCACAATCTTTTAGTCAGTTAGGAGAAGCATTTAGAAAAGCAGTTGGTTATGCTAATCAAGGTGGAGCTGAGACATTTAAGAGAGTGGGTATAGGTAAGGGATTCTACTCTAAACTTATTAATGATGAACTTACACCATTAGCAAGTCTTACTACAGTAGAATATCCTGGCACAGGAGAAACAACGGTACAGTAACATGCATAAATTTGTAGTAATGAAAAATAATGAACTATTGATGTACACAAAGTATGAAGATATTCCTTTGGATTTTGATCACGTAATAGAATTCATGCCTGGCATTCCACCTGAACCTCATACTGAGGAAGAACACGAAGAAATAGAACAATGGAATTCAAAATTACAAAGACTAATGGAGATTGAACGTGCCCGCAGTATGTAGAGGTAATAGCGTAGATTCTGATACACCACACTGTTCTACACCAAAAAGGGATCAGTGTAGCGGAGATGTATTTGTTGACGGTACAGGAATATCTCGTCAAGGTGATAATAACACTTCACATAAATTACCACCAGCACCTTGCCCAAGTCACGCGGCACCGATTACTACAGGAAGTACAACAGTATTTGTAAACGGTAAAGGATGCGGCCGTGTAGGCGATGCTATCACAGGTTGTACTAGTGTAGCAACAGGGTTTGAAAGAGTTTTTGCTGGCGGATAATATAAGGTAAATATTAATATGGTAGACTTGTATAAAGAGATAAAAATAAAAACAGCAAAAACGCCACAACCACCTGTACGCCAAAAAGCATACAGAGGTTTTAGCACCATTAATCCTGAAAATAATACCTTCCAAGCATATGATCTTAGTTTAATTAAACAAGATTTAATTAACCACTTTAACATAAGGCAAGGTGAAAAATTAAGTGATCCTACATTTGGATGTATTATATGGGACGCTCTTTTTGAACCTCTTACTGAGGAACTTAAAGAAGCAATAACAGAAAACGTAACTGCTATAGTAAATTTTGATCCTAGAACTTCTGCTACTGAAATACAAGTAAGTGAATACGAAGCAGGACTTCAAATTGAATGTACAATAACGTATCTTCAATATAATATTAGTGAACAACTTAGAATAGACTTTGACAAAGACCTAGGACTTGTGTAACGAAATTAAACACTACTATTATTCAAAAGAATAAATACTGTAAAGCAATTTTGGAGAACATCCTATGTCGTCAACTGATAGACAAAATAGATTATTACTAGCAGAAGACTGGAAAAAAGTATACCAGAGCTATAGAAACGCAGAGTTCAAATCTTATGATTTTGATAGCCTTAGAAGGGCTATGATAAACTATTTGCGTACAAATTATCCAGAAGATTTTAACGACTATATTGACACTTCAGAATATCTTGCTTTGATCGATATGATTGCTTTCTTAGGGCAGAATATTTCGTATCGTGTAGATTTGAATGCTAGGGAAAACTTTTTAGAATTAGCAGAACGTAGAGAGAGTGTACTTCGTCTAGCGAGAACGCTATCATACAATGCCAAACGTAATCAGCCTGCTAACGGGCTTTTAAAATTTGAAACTATCAGCACTACTGAATCTATATCAGATAGTAATGGATTTAACTTAGCAGATCAAACAATTATCTGGAATGATCCTAGCAACACTAACTGGGCAGAACAATTTAAAAGGGTTCTTAATGCTTCGCTTCCGGCCAATAATACAATAGGTAGACCGGCTAAAACAGCAACTATCAATAGTGTGCTTACACAACAATATAGATTTAATGCTAGAACAGATGACGTACCTGTATTCGGATTTAATAAAGCAGTCAACGGATTGCCTACACAATTTGAAATAGTAAGTACAGACATTGATTTAGATATTAACAGAATCACAGAAGAAAATCCTGTCCCTGGAAACACAATGGCTTTTCTTTATAGAGAAGACGGCCGGGGAAATGGTAGCTCTAACACAGGATACTTTGCACACTTTAGACAAGGACTTTTATCAAGCTCACAATTTACTATTTCTAATCCTGTAGCAAATCAAAGAATTGCGATTGAAACAGAAAATATAAATGATTCTGATGTTTGGTTGTACGGATTGACAGCAGGTGGAGTAGAAGAAGTTCTTTGGACTAAAGTTGCCTCTACAGAAGGCAACAATGTAATTTACAATAATATAGCAAAAGGTATCCGAAACTTTTATGTTGTCCAAACAAGACAAAATGATGAAATAAGTTTAGTGTTTGCTGACGGAACTTTTGGTAATATTCCAGCAGGTGGCTTTAGAATATATTATAGAACAAGTGCTAATAGGTCAATGAGAATCAAACCTGAAGAACTTACAAATATTACATTTAATTTAGATTATATCAGTAGACAAGGAACTTTAGAAACACTCACTATTGGTTGCGAATTAAAAGAACAAATAACAAACGCTAGTACTTCTGAAAGCACAGCATCTATAAGACAAAATGCTCCGCAAACATATTACACACAAAATAGAATGGTAACTGGTGAAGATTATAATATTGTTCCTTTAACAACTAATCAAGAAATAATAAAAGTAAAATCAATTAATAGAACTACAAGTGGTATAAGTCGATATTTTGATTTGAGAGATGTAACTGGCAAGTACTCTAGTACAAACTTATATGGCAGTGACGGTGTAGTATATGGAGAGTCATTTACAAATAAGGCAAGTTTTAATTTTGCTACACAAACTGATATTGAAGGACAAATTGAAAACTTAATTTTACCTATAATTGGAAAAAGAGCAACAAGTAATTTTTACTTCAATAACTTTGCTAAAATTATTGTAAGTGACTTGAATGCTACTTTTGTTCAATCAACATCGGCTACAAATAACAGCACAGGGTATCTACAAAACACTAACCAAGTACCGTTTGAAACAGGCATATTCACTACTGGTTCTTTGAAATATTTAGAACCAAATGCGCTGTTGAAGTTTAAACCTCCAGCAGGATTTTACTACATCGGTGATGGAAAGCTGACTGCTGATGCTAAGGCAAAAGGCGCCAAATCATATATGTGGGTCAGAGTAATCAGTGTACAAGGAGCAGGTACAACTCCAGATGCTGTCACAGGCGAAGGGCCTATTTTATTCAATGATATTGTGCCTAATGGAAGTTTCTTAGAAGAAGTTAAACCAAAACTTGTAAAAGATATTACAGCAGATGTAAGACAACAAATTATTGATCAAGTTTTTGCGTACAAAACATTTGGTATTAGATATGATCAAAATACAAGACAGTGGCGTATTATTATTAATGAAAACTTAAACATTTATGATGAATTTAGTAATGGTAAAACAGGTGATGTTACAAACAATCAACTAGATGCTAGTTGGATTTTACTTTTCCAAACTGACGGAGAAAAATACACAGTAACTTCTAGAGGCCGTAGATATATTTTTGAAAGCGATACAGAACTTAATTTTTATTTTGATGGTGAAAATAAAATTTACGATAGTACAACAGGACAACTTGTTAAGGACAAAATTAGTGTTTTGAACTTTAATACACAACCAGATAGCTTGGATGCTTTTACTGCTGATATTGATTGGGAAATTACAAGTGCTTTTAAAAATGAAGATGGATACATCAACAGTAAAAAAGTTGAAGTCAGTTTTTATGATCTCAATGATGACGGCAGTGTTGATGACCCAGATATATTTGATGTGATTGTGGAACCTTTAGTAAATCCTGATAATAAGTTTATTTTCCTTAAGAAAACATCAGATAGTGAGGGTTTTAATAATTTTAATTATTATAGCAAAGGATCAGATATATCTGTCGTAAACACAGAAACAGAAGTTGGTGCTTACAGCCAATACGAAAATGGAAAAGTTTTTTACGTAAAAAGCAATGGAACATTTAAAATGCTTCAAAATAATATTTTAGTATTGACTAGTGATTACAAAGCATATGTTGGTAGAGACAATTTAAAGTTTCATTATG